AACAGTCCGTATGATATAGAGGCATTCCCTGCTCCTTGAATGTGATTTGCTTTACAAAATTGTTTTGCAAGTTTGTTTGGAATTGATGAGACATTGCATTCTCTAGCCCCAATTTTTGTAGTTGATGCGTTAAGAGCAGACGACAACCTGGATTTAACTATATCTGGATTATTCAACCATTCATCTTCAAAAATAGTAATTAATCTAATATTTTTCTGTTGACATAGTGTGTGTTTATGAAGATGATATTCTTTCGTTTTCCCTTTAAGTTCACTATGCCAGTATAATCCACAATATTCAATAGCTAGATTTTGATTTGGAATATATATGTCAAGTTCAAGCGGAAATATTTGTTTTCGATTTCTACTGCATACGATGTCAGAAGTTGATGATCTAATAAAATTTAATATTTCAACTTCAGCTTTACTGCTGTATGTTTGTTCTCTGCAATGTGGACATAGATCTATACGAAATTTAGAATTGGAAAAATATTGCAAAGTATATTCAAATGTATTTTCGCATTCAAGGCACTGACATGATACTATCTTACCGGAATACCCAATAATTTGAATATGTGCTTCGCATGCTGCTTGTTCATAGCGTAATTTAGCCTCATTTGTTTTTTTAAGTCCAGATTTAATTGAAGATGTTCTAATTTTTTCTTTGCTTTCAGGGGAATGTTTATTTCCCCTATTTGTTGACCCAAAATCAAATCCTCGACTTTTTTTGGTTTTGACTATTTTTTCAGCTCTGATTTTTAAGAGATCTTGATTTTCTTCAGCATATGTTTTGATTTTTATACTCAATATTTTTTTGGTATCTTCGTTGTGAGTTTTTCCTCTACGTGGATGATATCCAGTTTCTTTGTATTTTTCGTCTCTTATCCTAATCGATTCACGGATAACATCCAATTGCTGGACACAGGTTATTTTTTTACCTTTATTGTGAGGTATTTTTCCAGAATTTTTTTCACTAATAGTGAGCTTAGTTTGATCTGTATGTTTTTTACCATACATTGAATTATTCTCTCCGCTGCGCTCAAGACTTCGTTGAACCTTGTATTCTGGAGAAGCTAAACTGTCATTTCCAAATTGTATTTTATATTCAGCACTTGATATTTGATGAGAATGTTTTAGGTGAGTACTACTGATAAGTTTTTCAAAAGTTTTTTGACATAGTTGACATTGAATTGACATTGGTTTCCTCACCTACAAATATAATGTTTATTTAGCTTTATATCAATATCAAACCATAAACACAGGCGATCCGTTACCAAACGGCACACGATAATATACAAATGGCGGAGAGAAATCTCCGCCATTTCTCTGTGAATTGTCAAGGTGATCTGCAAAAAACCCCTTTGGCATAAATACCCGTAACAAATCCGGAGGAATCAAAATGGCATTCACCCCTACACTAAGCAAGTTTGGCGTTCCGTTGGTACCAGGTACCAGTGGAATCGGCATGCTGCAACCAAAACTAAAATATCGTTTCCGTGTCAGCATGGATCGCTTCGCAGGCTTTGGCGCCACATTGGAAATGACTCGACAGGTCAAAAGTGTGGTTCGTCCCACAGTGACATTTACAGAAACACCTATCCACAGCTACAACAACGTGATGTATATTCCCCAAAAACCCACTTGGGGTGCCATTGACATTGTGGTTCAAGATGATGTTACCAGCGCAGTTAGCCGATTGATCAATGCACAAGTTCAACGTCAGCACAACTTCTTTGATCAAACAAGCGGACTTTCGGGCTCAAATTTCAAATTCCGCACCAAAATAGAAACACTTGATGGTGGCAACGTGGGCGTGCTGGAAGCATGGTATCTGGAAGGTTGTTATCTGCAATCTGTTGCATATGATACATTTGATTACAGCAACAGCGAACCCATGCAGATTACCATGAACATTCGATTCGACAACGCCACTCAGGACACCAGTGTGCTGGGCATTGCCGAAGGCGTCATGGCCGGCGTGTAACACCCCTGCTTATATAGACTTAACGGGGCTGAGAAATCAGCCCCGTTTCTGTCTATAAATATTGTCATGGCAATAACAAATCAAACATCTCTGTCGTTACAACCTTATGCAAGCAAGTTCTTCAACCAAAATGGAGCAACCAATGTTCAAGGTTCTCAGACGGCTACACCCAGATACAAGTTTATGTATTACGCCAGTTTCACACTGGACCAGTCGGTGTTAAGCACGATTTCTGCTCAGGACGACCCCCTTATTGTTAAAAATCTCAACATCAATGGCTGGGGCAATACTAGACCTCGTGCCATAAGTTTCTTGGTGAAAAAAGTAGATCGGCCCAAGATTGAACTCACTACAGCAGAGTCAAATCAATATAACTTGAGAAAACAAAACTACACCCGCACTGCATTTGGTGATATTACCATGACATTATACGACACAAGTGACAACAGAGTGTTGAACTTGTGGATAAACTATTTCCGTTATTACTTCAACAACTCTCGTGCTGCCAACGGCAGTTTGGCAGGATCTCCCTATCAACCCACTGCTCCGCAAACAGCAAGTAATTTTAATACGTTCAACAGTCAATACGGATTCAATCCCAGCTACGGCAGAAACTTTATTCAAAGCATTGGACTTTACGCTATATTTGGCGGCTCTGCTCAGCTCACCACGCTGGTAAACCCACGCATAACACGTATTGATTGGGGTGCGTTTGACAGCACCGACAGCGGCCCCACTGAAGTCACAATTACTTTCAAATATGAAAATATAGAATATTCCGACCCTGTGGATCTAGCCAAGGCTGGCCTGCTGGATGAGATGGGATTTACCCCGGGATTGGAGCCAGCTGGAGTGTTGGCTGTGACCGATCCAGCCCTGAGCAAGATACCACAGGGCGCGCCGTTTGATGGGCCCATACAGTTTCCCAATCCCAATAGTCGGGCCGTGCAGCCACCTGCTCAATTGATATATCAGGCCAGCCCCATTGCTCAAAGCATTTACGTTCCATTTGTAGGCGCTGTGGGTGGTGCAGTGAGCATCAGCCCAGTTATCAGCCCATTTGGCATACTGGTATTTGGATTATAACATGGCATATAACGACACTATTGCAAAAAACATACGCAAACAAATAGCGCTCAACAGCGGCACATTGACTATAGCCAGTCAAAATATTGTGGGATCGCTGGGAGGAAGCTCCCAGTGGATTGACAGCAATACCCGAACGCCTGTGGCCCACAGTGGCAATGCTGGAAACTGGATTGCTGCCAATACTCCCTATACACAGGCAACTAATATCACAGCCGACGTTTACAACAAAGTGCTGGGGATATTTCAAAAGATAGGTATACCCGACAGTGTGCTTAAACCCCTAGTGAGTGCTGCCAGCTATTACGTTGCGCAATCCGGAGCCGATCCCACTACACTTTACAATACTTCAACTGGCAAGCTGAACCCCCAATTTATTACTGTGTACAACTCTCTGCGGCACACCAGCAGCCAGGTGGGCACAGTGCAGACCAACAGCACACCCAACTGGCAAAATAATCCTCTGCTGCGGGGAAATCTACAGGAGTATTTGCCATGAGTAAGTTTATACAAAACAAATTTGTGCCCAAGAACCCCGAGAAACTTATAGGACAACAACAAGTGTTTTATCGTTCCTCCTGGGAAAATACCGTGATGAACTTCCTGGATACTCATCCCAGTGTGATCCAATGGGCCAGTGAAAGCATCCGGGTAAATTACATCAATCCTCTCACAGGCAAACGCAGCCAATATGTTCCCGACTTCATGATCATCTATCAAGACAAGACGGGCAACCGCCGGCACGAAATTGTGGAAGTCAAACCACGCAGCCAAGCACTGGTGGAACATGCCAAGAGTCGCTATGACAAAGCCATGCAGATTGTCAACATGGCCAAATTTGCCGCTGCCATGGCCTGGTGCAAACAAAACGGATTTACGTTCCGAGTCCTCACAGAAGACTCGATTTATGCATCAACTGGGAACAATGTGAGGAAACGACGCAAATAAATAGATGATACGGATCGCGATGTTAGAGCATCCATCCGTCCTATCGCTTGGAGGAGCAACAGCATGAATATTTATAGTCACGACTCTGTATTTTTAGAGAATGATTCTACAACTTTATATTATAATATGGTGAATCTTGCGATTTCAGAAGGGCGCAAGAAAGGAAAGACATGCTATTACGAATCACATCACATACTACCCAAGTCATTGTTCCCAACATACAAGAATGAAAAATGGAATGTTGTATTATTGACTATACAAGAGCACATCCAAGCTCATATCCTCTTGGTCAGAATGACAACTGGATCGGCCAAATACAAAATGGAAATGGCGATTCATATGTTGGCAACTGGAGTATATTCCGGAAAACGAAAAACTTCTGATATTGATATATCGTTACTTGCAGAGGCAAGGGAATTGGGTGTGTCATCCAGATATGAATATTGGACAGAAGAAAGACGAAACACCCACTCTGAGACTCTAAAGAAATATAATGAGTCTGTGGATAAATCATCACTTGAATACCTAAATCGAATTGAAAAAATTAGAGAATATCAAAAAACAAAAGAATGGTCGGAAACAGCCATAGAAAATAGATTATCCAATTGCCTCAAAGCTTCACAATCAAGAAAAGGAATTCCGTGGTCAAAAAACAGAAGGATAGCACATATTGGAGTGACACAATCGGTCGAATCGAATATCAAACGAAGCAATGCGATGAAAGGACGAAAGACATCTACAGGTATGTTAGGCAAATCTCATTCCAATGAAACAAAAGAAAAAATGAGAGAATCGAACAAAAACCGGACTGATTCCAGAATTCACAAAGGATATTGGTATTTGTCCCCTGATAATATTGAGGTCTTGTTCTGTCCTATAGGAGAAACCGCGAAATATTATGGCTTATGTGTAGAAAGATTGCGGATTATTA